TTGCAAAGCATTAAGTGATGCTTGTGTGTACGTCGCGAAGCTATGCGGCATTGTAATTCCCCTGTTACAAATATTTAGTTATTCTCTAACTAAATCAAGGGTTACGCAGTGGAAGCCACCGCCAAGTGTCCTGCTATGACGTAGTTGCATTGGAATAGTCGTAAAACCTGCCTTCTCTAAGTCTTCTATAAGTCTATATTGTGCCCGATCGACAATTACTGTATTAGGATCTATACTCAACATGTTTAAGCCAATCCATTTACTTGCGTATGGATATTCATGAAAACCTTGTGCTTCAACGTCATTAACCCATAGTTTAGTCCAACCATCAAAGGCTCGAGGGCAGGTATCGGGAGTTACTCTGCTGGCATTAAGTACAACAAAGCCTTCTCGTAACGGAACAATGGTGCTGTCGATATGCACACCATTAAACAATTTACATGATTCGATAGTGATATGCGGTAATTTTTTACGTAGCCAATCTAATGCCAATTGATTGCCACTGTCGCTTAATAGATATAACCAAGTGTTACCAAGTCTGCATACATTGGCCGCATCCATTACCATACCTTGATTGCGTGGCATTGGCATTACTGTGTTGGCAGACCTTAGCACAAAATCTAATGCTTCAATTTCTTGATCACGGCAAGGATACATCATTGCAGGATCTATAACACAACCATCAGCAATTAATAATCTATCACGTGGGCAATAATTATACATGCCCCCACGTTCAACAAAATTCATTTCGTGTGGGCGAAATACTTCTATACCTAATTTAGTTAATACAGTAGCAAGCTCATCTAAATCTTCATTTGACTCGTCAACAATCCATTGCGGTACAGGACCGCTTGGTACTGGTGTTTCCTTCCATAATGTTTTTAAATGCTCTTGTGAGAATACAGGATCATTACTAGGCCAATTTGCGTAGGTAGCTGATCCCACTACAATACTTTTTAATTTGCCCCATTCATTACTTGTGCTTATTTTCATCTATATGTCCTGTTATCTGCAATGTATATCTTGGAGTCAGTCCCATGTTTGCCGCAAGGTGCAGACGATCGTATTGCCAAATTACAACATCGCCTGCTGACCAATTAACAATTGGTGTGTTATCTAATTCCAAATAATGTCCGCTGGCCCATGCTTCTAAAAATACCACAGCACGAAATATAGTGTGCTCTTGTCCTTTGAGATCGAACAACTCTATATATCTTTTATAGGTATCTCGATGAGCAGGTAATACTGTTCCACTGCTCATACGATAATAACTAGTGCCAACATCAGACCAGCCGAGTTTATTAAAGTATTTAACAAACATCGGGTTCCAAACTGGTTGTGGTCTACGCATATCACACATAGCGCCAGTGAACTTGCCTGGATAACCCTGTTCTATCCATGTGGCTGTATCATTAGGATTGTTAAATGCTTCTACAGCATAGTCAAGTTGTTTAAAACTATCATCCCAAAATGGTTGAATATTAAACTTGTCCACGAGTATTTCCGTAATGGATTACCTTGTAATTAGTGCTGTTAAATTTGCGCCATGGATCTAATATAATACTTTGACTACCAGGAGTAAAGTATAATTGTTGTTCTGGCAATTCACCGGTGTAGCCATAGGTAATCTGGCGATTGTGTGCTAATAATACCACAGCATCTTGTCCATCAGCAACCGTGTCACCAGTTAATGGGTCACTGTAACTAAATTCTACACCTAAGTCTGTTAAGTAGTGCCCTATTAATAAACTGTAGCTACCATCTAACATATCCACATCGGGCTTATAAGCCTTGCCATGAATAACCACAGGCAAGTTGTGTTCATCTGCTAGGTCAGTTAAGTATACCGCAAGATTTTCTGCTTGCTTTTCTCTGGCGTGCATGACTGTGTCAAAGATATCGTAGCCTAGGTCTAGATTCTCAGCTAGCCAACGTAGGGCAATGTTATCACGTGGGTGACAAGGACCAGCATCGCCCATGCCTGCCGTCATATACTTGGTACTGATAATACGCATAGTCGATGCGCATAGTGCGCCAGTTACAACATCAACATCGATATTGCCCGATTTCATAGCAACGTCTTGTATCATGTTTACCAGACCAACTTTAGTTGAAATAAAAGTATTATAGAAAATCTTAATTGCTTCTGCTTCATCCCACGTACCAACAGCAATATGCGGATTGTTCTGCATCAATGGTGCGTAAAAGTCCGTAAGCAACTTAGCATCACCTGTTACACTTCCATCTTCTGTACCAATAATAATCATATCTGGATTTACCATATCCCAAGCCACACTGCCCATAGCAATTAAATATGGGTTATAGATAAAACGTGCGTTGGTAATATGCTTGCGTAGTTCTCTACGTGTGGTACCCGGTAATACTGTACTGATTAATACTACAAGCTGGTCTTGTGTTACATATTGATTAATATCTGCTAGGACCTGATTTACAATAGTGTAATCAAAGTCTTTGTTAGCCAGGTGGGTAATAGGTTGACTACCATCATAGATTGGATCATGTGGTGTTTGTACTGCTACAAAGATAACATCTTTGCCACGCACTGCTCCTTCTAATGTATCAGATATTGTTATCTTGCTACTAGTCCGTGGGTAAATATCATAGCCAGTGACAGCATATGATTGTGCCATTACTTCTGCACATGCTAGGCCTAGTTTACCGATTCCAACGAATCCTACTGTTTTTAATTGAGACGACATTAATGCTCCAAGTTGATCATGTTTACGAATTTTTTTACTCTACTATCTTCAATGAATTCGAGATGTGTTTTTGTTTGGGCGGAGTCGTTATTTCCGACGCAGCAAACACTCATGTATTTACACGCATTGCTATGGAGGAGAAAAAAATCTTCTTTTATGATCAGGAACCATTTATACCTAGTCTAGCATTGCCGTATATGTCAAAGTTTATAACCGAACAAGGTCCACATATTTTAGCAATCAGCGAACATTCGGCTTGCCTAAATGATTACATCACAGACAACAATTTTAATAAATTATATTATTTCTTTCACGGCTTTGCGGCATTAGATTGGTATCGTGGATTCTATGCTCTTAACTATAATAAGCAAGTAGTTAAAGAATATACGCATGACTATGTAACGTTTAATCGTTTGGTGGCCAACGACCGCAGTTATCGTTGTTACTTTGTTAGTAAGCTGGCAGAAGAATTTTTGTTAGAACACGGACAAATTAGTTTTGGGCTAGCAACAGAGCAGGCCACTTGGCAGGAAGAAATTGCTGATGGTAATACAAAATTATCATCTAAAGCAATTGATCATATTAAACTGCATTTACCAAGCACGCCATTGGTTATAGATAATGAACAGGTATTGGGTTCAGCTAGTGCAGATATCCCACGTTGCATTAATGATAGCCTGTGGCATATTGTAACCGAAACTGTGTTCTACTATGATAAACTACACCTAACTGAAAAGATATTTAAACCTATTGTAATGAAACAACCATTTATGTTACTTGGCGCACTGGGTAATTTAGCCTACTTAAAGTCATACGGCTTTAAAACATTTGAAGGCATAATAGATGAATCGTATGATTTTATTCAAGACAATGATCTACGTATAGAAGCTGTAGTTAAGCAGTTAGCTTGGTACTGTGCGTTAACAGCAGAAGAAAAACAACAGGTTATAGAGGCTATAGCGCCAATCGTAGAGTACAATTTCCATCACTTCTACGGTGAGTTCAAGCATATTATCACAAGAGAACTACTTGATAATTGTCAGACTCTATTCAAGGAAATAGGCTACGACGATAACGCCATAGCCTATGATGATATATATCGAGTACTAACTAGTTAAGCCTAACTCTTTAGCACGTTCGTATAAACTAAAGCTGGCTAAGTTCTTGCCTTTGCTTTCGCACATGATATCTGCCCATGCTAAGTGTGCCTGTTCTGCAAGTGCTTTAATGTTTTTGTTCATCATTTAACTCCGAAATGTTCTTTAATCTTTATACCAATTTTGCTTTGAGGATGGTTACATTTTATATGTTCGTCGCAGAGACAATCCTTTACATAATCATCCGCAACCCCAACACATTCCCGAACAATCAACTCGGCGAACTTTTCCAAGTCTGTTTCTCGACCATCCACAATAGGCACCATTGGATTGCTCATCAGTTGAGTAAATCTTAGTCCAGCCTCATCAGCAAGTTCTCGAATTCGTTCGTTCATACTAATCCTAATTGTTTAGTTTGTGTTGCTAAAGAATTAGGAATAGGTAAAGGTGTATGCTGTAACCTAAAAAATGGAAAACATTTAATTTTCAAGGCTTTTCCAGAACTCATACAACTTAAAACTGGCTAAGTTCTTGCCTTTTGCCTCTACCATTATATCAGCCCACTGCCAGTGCTGATGTGCCCATTCATTTACAGCAGTATTCCACATAAAGTCTGAATGTGCTCGCAGTTTGCTTTTCTTGTAGCCCTGTTCTAATAATAAATTATAATCAGGTTTTACCTCAACATCATGATCAACGAGATAATCTTCACGACTAATGCTATAATGTACAACAGGACGGACGCCACGCCAAGCATCCAGAATGCGTTGGATACGCGAGTCCATAGCGTTGATATATTCCCCCTCACGAACAAAATGGTGATGGACATCGAGCACAATAGGAATACCATGATCGCTAAGAACAAGACAGTCGTCTAGGCCATGTTTCATTTCCTCATTTTCTATAGTTAAGGTATTACGTGCTTCGGGTGATAACTTACCGTAGACGTCAATAATACCTTGTGCACCTCTACGACCTGCAATATGCACATTACACTTGAAGTCTTGGAATGTCCGACCATAGCCCATCCAACGGATCATATCCGCATGGTATTCAAATTCGTCTATACTTCTTCGAACAATGTCATCATTATCACTCGCAAGTACTGTGAATTGACCTGGATGAAAAGATAAGCGCACATCAAGCAAACGAGCAAGCTCACCCACCTTACTGAACGCCTGCTCGCAATAACTAACGACATCAGGCTTGCGCCAAAAATAACACCAATCAGACTGAGTGTATACTGGTAGTATATCAGAGCTGATACGAACCATCCTAAGGTTGCCATTTAATGTTCCAATTCGTTCTATTAACTTACGTGTTGATTCTATGTTACCTACCATTAGGTCCCATAGTTTTTGTTCGGCAACTTCCTTAGTCTGGCGATTAAGCCATGCTACTGTTGTACTTCCGGTATTATACTGTTTAGCATCATCAAGAGGTTTGATCCCAAGAACTTGATCGGGGCGATCAATCCACTTACAAGCAAAGCCGATGCGTTTAGTATTCATAATATTATTATACAATTAATTTATTAAATTGTCAATATTAATCTGCACGGCTACCAGCATAAGCACGGAAACCATATTTACTTAGTACGTCTGCGTAAGCACGAGCACCTTCTTCTAGCACATCCATGCTTTGACCATGATAGTTACCTGGGCTCCACAAGTTTAAACATTTAGGACGATAGTCTTTCTTAAAGCCAACACCAAGTAAACCTTTGGCTTCTGCTGAGTTAGTACGGTCTACATAAACATTTACCCAGGCAAAACCACAATAAGCCATTTCACCATGTGTTTTAAGAAAAGCGTTTTGAGCGTTAGTTGCTGCTGTTTGTGCTTCGTTGTGTATAGTTTGAAAGTCCATTTTGTGCTCCTGTGTTGTTAGTGTATGTATAGCATTATACAGTCATTTAACCAAAAAGTCAACCAAAATCTATAAATACTTGTACAATAATAACAAAATTCAAGGAGTAGTTAATGGGCGATATTTTCAAACTAATTGGCGATTTAGGCTTCCCCGTTGCAATGGCATTAGCCGGCGGGTACTTTGTTTATCTTACAATTAAACTATTATTAGCTGGCGTACTCGGTGCAATTAAAGGTATGGCTGGTATCATCACTGCATTAGACAACAGAGTTAAAACAATGAATCACGATGTTATACGCATCGATACAGTGGTGTCAAACGCACTTGGTTTAAAACCAGACGTCGACCGTATTAGTCGTGCTGATGGTAAAAATGACGCTCGGAGAGATTAATGACTACACCAATTAACATGCGCCCGTTTACAGAACAGGCGGCCTTATTTGCACACATCAGTGAAATAGCATACTTAGATATACCAGAAGGTCCTGCTAAATTTGCTGAACTTGGATTTATCGCAGAACTAATAGACGTAAACGGCAGTCAAGCATACTGGTTGCAAAATGATACAGATTTGGTCATTGCTTGCCGTGGTACACAACCAACAGACTTTCGTGATATAGCCGCTGATTTAAAAGCTCGTCCGGTAAAAAGCTCACAAGGCATTAACTTTGTACACGATGGATTTAAATCTAGTGTAGATAACATATGGCCTGAACTAACAGCCAAGGCTAAGAAGTACGGTAAGAAACGCACTGTGTGGTGCACGGGTCATAGTTTAGGTGCGGCTATGGCTACTTTAGTTTCATTCAAACTACAACGTGCTGAAGATTTACCCAGCCCACAGGCCTTGTTTACTTATGGCAGTCCGAAAGTAGGTAACAAAGACTACATCAAAGCCATTGAAGAAATTGGTCTATTACACTTCCGCTTTGTCAACAATGCAGATATCGTTACACGTGTTCCACCGTGGCCATATTTACACTTTGGTGGTATGTACTATATGAACCACTGGGGTAACTTACGTACACTTACCTGGACGCAATTAATACAGGACCGCTTACGTGGTTTTTGGAAAGGTATTAAGAAAGGTGAAATTAACTTCTTTAGTAACCACAGCATCACACGTTATAAAGAAAACTTAGAGCGTTGGGCACGTGGTGAAGAACGCTCTCAAGATAAAATTTAAGGGTAATCAAATGTTTAAACTTCCGCATCAAGAATGGTTAGAGAAACAACCAAAGCACACTCAAATTTGGTTAGCAAACCAAGCAATATGGCATGATAGTGATATGATGCTGGCATTGGCAATTGGATTTGCAATTGGTGTATGCGTTGGTTGCATAGTATAGGAGATCAATCATGGATGTAGTAGATTTAGTAAACAAATATGGCTTTCCCATTGTTATGGCAGTGGGCATGGGATTTATCATCAAATATGTGTGGGAATGGGCAACAAAAGAGGTGAAACCAGTCATAAATGATGCAAATACTGTGCTTATTGCCTTGATTGATCGCATACGTATGTTAGACAACGATTTGATACGGTTGAATCAAAAAGTAAACACTGTACTACACCTACGTGGCAAAACCATTGAGTTTGAACGTGTAGAAGCCGAAGCAGAAATTAATAAACACACATTAAAGAAATCAGAAGATGATAAAGCCGCTAGTGGCGGCAGTGACTAATCAACATTAATATCGCTGTTACTAACTGTTACAGCGATTTTTTGTGCTTCTGGGAAACGTGTACGAGTATTTTTACTACCCAATAATACAATTACACGTTGTCCTAATTCAGTATCGAGTAGCATAACCACACAACCGCCACTTTCATTTATATAACCTGTTTTACTAACACGCACATCATTGCTATTTCTAACCATCGGATTAGTGTTACCAAATTGCCACCAACGACGTTTAACTTTGATACTTACATTAGGTTTACCACTGGCTTCAGTAATCTCCGTGTATTCATTTGCAGCTAAAACTAATTTGCCTAAGTCACGAGCATTACTAACATTGTTTGCATCTAGTCCTGTTGGGTCAGCAAATGTGGTATTTGACATACCTAGCACAAACGCAATGTGATTCATCTCGGCAATACATCGTGCTACACCGCCTGGATAATTTGCGCCTAATGTATATGCGGCAAGGTTATCACTCTTAACAATAGCAAGATCAATTAGTTCACCGCGAGTTAACTGTTTAACACTACGAGGTAATCGAGTGTGATATTTGTTAACTAATCGACGATCTAATGTGATCATTTCATCCAAATTTTGGTTAGCATCCAGCACCACCATTACAGTCATTAGTTTAGTAATGCTGGCAATGGGCTGTACATGATCAGCATTCTTTTCTAGTATAACTTCGCCTGTGTTATCTGCTACTAAAAAACTTTTAGCAGTAATAGGTTTTGCTACTACTGCGGTGCAGAATAATAGCAGTAAGATAAAACTACTTGCTCGTAGCATGGTACGTTCCGGACCAGTTAGCAGGAACACCTTGTTCCATGCGTTCAATCATTAGTTCATAGTAGTGTTTAATATCAACTTCATCATTATTAACTATTTTATTAGCCCAGACCAATGCTTTACCCCAATTACCGCGAGTATATTCTTTACGATATTCTTCATGCATATAAAGATTAGTGCGACCAACTGTATAGATATCTAACCCAATTGTCTTGCCTTTAACAGCAATGTTGTCTAGCCATACTACAGGGAATGCATCTTTACAGTATTCAGCAGTCTTAGGACCAATGATTAGTAATACACCGTATGACTTAGTCTGTCCTTCTAACCTTGCCGCGGTACTTACGCTGTCACCTAACACGTCATAGCCAAACTTGCTTTTAGCACCAATGTTACCAATTAAGGTTTCACCTGTGTTAACACCAGCACCCATACCAACTGGTGGACGACCACTAGCAACAAGTTCTACGTTAAAGGCCTCAATGGCTTTGATCATTTCCAATGCTGTTTGTACTGCGGTCTTGGCGTGATTAGCATCATCCAATGGAGCACCGTGTACGTGTAAACTAGCATCACCGATAAACTTGATTAAGGTACCATCATTCTTAAGCACAGGAATACTTAACGCTGTCATGTAATCGTTCATAATCTGTGTAAGGCCTTCTACATCATCACCAAACGATTCACCTAATGTTGTAAACCCACGTAGGTCAGTCATAACAATTGAAAGTTCTTTACGTTCGCCACCTAACTTGATCAGCTCTGGATTCTTTTGTAGGCGTTCAACAATAGTAGGGTTGACATAGCTACCAAACTGTTTCTTAATTTGTTGTTTCTGTAAGAACTCGCTAATAAACTTAACACCATAAGCGTGTAGCATA